ATTACGTCTTAATACAACTGTCTGAGTTGATGTTGGAATATTACCTGATGTGAATATAACTGATCCACCACCTGATGCACCAGCACCTGTTACAGTATAGTGAGTTGTAATAGTTTTGATTGTTTCAGTTCCATCAGTAGAACGAATAATTACTTGAATATCTGAGTCTTGGAATATCTTGAATGTGTAAGAAAAGGTAGTTGTAGAGTTATCACCACTATAACTGTTTCTAACTGTAGTTGAAGATATTGTCATAAAGTTCCTTTATTATATTTTAATCACTATGTCTATTATTATTCTAATCCTTTAGGTATTTGTTTTTCACCAGCTTTTAAAGGTGTTAGCATTTCATACTTATATCCTTGTGATTTCTCTATTTCTTTTCTAACTTCTGGATATTTCTGTAACATATTAGCATAAGCTAATTTTTTATAACCCTCAAAGATTCTTTTAATAATATACTCTTTACCACCTTCAAATGTTTCATCACCTTCTTTAGCTGACTTATATTGTGATGTTTTAAATGTATTTTCTAGTTTTTGTTTTAGTGTTGTACCATCAAAATCCTTAGATTTACCAACTTGTTCTAACCAATAATCATAAGCAGTTTGATCTCCTTTTTTAAATTCAGTTAAATCAACTTTAAATTTTTTAATTTCTGGTGCAGATAGTGTTAATTTAAGTCTTGCAACTTCATAAGCTGTTGGATCTTGTTTAACATCTGATGATTTTCCAACCATTGTTGGTCCCATAAACCAGAAAGAAAAAGAAGCTATGCCATCTGGATTTATAACTAATCCTGTTGGTTTCTTTTCAATAGGTTCGCCAGTTAATATATCTCTTTTTGTTTCTAAGTAACCTTTGGCAAAAGGAGTCTTAGCAATAACTTGATCTATAAATGATCTTGTTTGTAATGCTTCTTTATCTGGATCTAATATTCCTGGTATTCCTTGAGATCTAAATGATACAAAAGGAATAAGATTACCTACAACTCCACCAAAGAATTGAGAAATGTTTTTAGGAGTGGGTTCAGCTAAAACTTCAAATGTATCTGATAATCCTCTTAGATAAGTTTTGTTAGTTACATTTTTAAAAACAGTTAAAACTGCAGCACCAAATATATCTGATTTATCTTCATCATTAATGTTTGCTATATTTTCTTTTAAATCTGCGATAATACCTAAAACATAAAAACGAGGATCCATTCTATTGTATTGAATATAAGTAACTGTTCCATCTGAATTTTGTCTTGCAAATGAGTAAGGTTGCCATCCAAGAGATAACCATTGTTTTTTAATATCAAAGTTTGCTGGACCATTACCTGTAAGTTTAGGTAATCGCATACCATCTTTAGTTTCAATATATTCTAATGCAACATCTAGTGCATACATTGTTCCAGCAAATCCTAGAGCTTGTCTTCCTAGAACTTCTGCTCTTGCACGTCTATCTCCACTATTCCATAACTCTTGATTTTGTCTTGTTAGTAAACCAAAACCAGGAATACGATTACTAAAATGCCTCCATAAATTTGTTGGTGTTCTAATAAATGGCATAATAAATCTAAATTCTGGAGAATTTTTTATAAAACTTTCAATCTTAGATCCCCAATTTCTATATGAACCATCAGTTAATGAATTAGTAAATGTAGATTCTCTTGCATATTGTAATGCTTTTTCATTAATAGGATTATTTTTAATATTTGCTAATCCATTTTCATCAAAACCTTCTTTTAAAATTCTATCAATATTTTTTCTTCCTTCTTTAGAAGTAATATCTAAACCAAGTTCCATTGTATTTTCTAAAGCATTAGAAAGTAATCTTCCTCTATAATTAATTTGTTTTAAAAATTCATCACTTGTAATTAATAATCTTGATGGAAGCTCAATTACTCTACCAATCCAATCTATTGCAGTTCCAACTCTTCCATTAAATCCTAAATTAGCTGCACTGATTGGTCTAACTGCTTTACCATTAACAATTTGTAAATTATCTTGAGTTCTAGCAAGTGGATCAAGAACAGCATCACCTTGTCTTAATGCAATGCCAACAGCTTTCCAAGTATCTCTAAATGAATGAATCATTCCACGATACTGAGCAAATCCTAATTGAATTGATTTTTTATCTCTTGCAATAGCACCACCAATAACTTGTTCCATTGGTCTAATTAGTGCTTCATATAATCCACTTTTTAAGTTTACTGCTTGTGTAAATACACCAGATAATAATGAATTAATATAAGCCGAGTTAAATACTTCTATTGCTTTTTGATATTTAGTTTTACCAGCATTTTGTATAACCTCATCTAAAGAACCACTTGCAAATTTCTTAGCAAGAATAATAGGATTAGAATTATATAATCTTACATATTCAGCAGCTTTTTCAGCATCAATAACTTTACCACCTACAGCACCAACTTTAACTCTACCAGCTTGAGTTACTCTTGCTGCACCTCTAATTTGTTCTTTTAATGAATAAGTTACATCTTGAATTAATTTTGTATAATTTGCTATTTCTTGTCTAGCTTCTTTAGTCCAAAGTTTTTCATTTTCACCAAACTGTTTAACATATTTAATAGATGTATCTTGTAAATTTCTTGCGATTTCTTGCAATACCATTTTAGATGCTAACATTCTAACTGTTCCTTGCTTAGCAGCTTCAGTTTGTTTTGGTAATGCTCTTAATATTTCATCTTTGCTGCTTGCAATATTTTTTGCTAACCCTTCTGCAATATCATTTCTTAATACATCATTTTCTAAAAAGTTTTTAGTAGCATCATCAAATTGAGATGCAGCGTCATCTATTGTTTTAAGAACATGCTCAGCATTTCTAAATGATTTAGTATTTAATATTTTTTTAATAAATGATTCTGCATCTTGTTTTGCAGTTTTTTCACCAATTTTAAATTCTTTTGTAAGTTCATCTACATTAATTGCAGGATTACCATCAACGATTGCTTTTCTAACAACAGGTGATGTAGTATTTCCTGCTTGCACTTCTTTTATTGCTTCACCAGCTTCTTTATAAATAGCATTCTTTTCATCAAAATTTTGTGTGGCTTTAGCTTTTTTAAATGCTTTAATTCCAAATAAAACTCCTTCTGCTACTCCTCCAATAATCATACCTTCAAGAACATTTTTTAATCTACCTTCCATTTCTGTGTCTTCTTCATCTGTAGCAAGATATTGAGTAACAGCGTTATTTAATACTGGTGAATCAAATTCAACTAACATATCAGATAATCTACCTTCATTAGGATCAAAGACAGTAAGATCGGCAACAGCTCCAGCTGTTAATCCTCTTAATGCTGTAACTCCAAAACCACCTACTAATCCAGCACCTTTAAGAAATCTACTTGGTAAAAAATATCCACCAAGAAATCTTGACACTCCTTCAGTAACATTACCAGCTAATGTTTTAGGTTTATAAAATAATGGTAATTGTCTTTCTTCTGAATATTTTTGTTCTTTCCATCTTGTTGGAGAAACATATTTTGGAATAAAATCTTTAAATGAAAGTTTTCCATCTTTATCACCAAATTCAATACCACCTAAAGATACAATGTTTTCATCTAAGAAATCTCCTTGCTCTTCAACAGCATTAACAACTCCTTGTGGAATTGATAAAGTCATATCACCAACTGTACGCCAAAAACCAAAATCATTTTCCTTTGGATCTTTAACTAAACCAGATTGCTTTGGCTGTATCTTTTGATAATTTGTTTTTTCTTCGTTAAAAAAATTTAATAAATTAGGATCTACAGGTTGAGGTTTGCCAGTAGGTTTAGGTTCTGGTGCTACTGTTTCTGTAATAGGAACAGATTGCGTGTTTATATTCTTATTAGGAGTATCTGGTGTAGAGAAAAACTCCTGTAAAGCTGGATCAATAGTAGGCATTTATTCCTTCTGTCTTGCTTGAATAACTTTTTGATATTCTTTTAAAAAACCATTAATGTCTGGATTACCATTTTTATCTTTAAATCCATTTAATATAGCATATACTTTTAATATATTTTTTTCATCTGGATTTGCATTGTAAGCAACAATGGCATCAGCTATTTGTTGTTTTTCTCTTACAATATTAAATTTATTTTTCTGCAAATCAAAAGTTGTAATCTTTGCAATATCTGCATCTCTATATTTATCAATTAATAAATTTGATAATTCTTTTGCATATATTTTTTTTTCTAATTTAGAAGCAGATGGATTAGCAGCTAAGTATTGATTAAATCTTTGATCATATTCAAAACCAGATTCTGTTGCTAAAGTTTTATTTCTTTGACCAGATAAATCTGGAACAATTGCATTGTAAAAAGTTTTTTGTAATATATCTTTTTGAGCAACACTATATTCATTAACCTCTGTTCCTTGAACAACCTTAGTTTTTAATTCTTCGTGTGCTATAGATTCTGATAATAAATTTTGTTTAAAATCACTCCAATCACTTTGTTGTTTTCCTTTTAATACTTTTGTACCATTAGCTCTTTGTAATGTTTCAAACTCATTTGCTATCTGGATGGCTCTATCATAATCAGAATTAGGATCTCCTTTAACTGCAATCTTAGAAATCTTTTCTTTGTAAGTAACAAATAATGCTTTTGATAATTCATCATCTTTAACAAATCTTGCAGCACCAAATGCCTCATCCATCTTAGTAAAATTTTCTTTAGCATTTTGTGTTCCAATAACAGAATCTAAATCTAATAAAAATAAATCACGTTCAACTGCATTTCTTTTATTTATTTCATCTATTGGAGATAATTGCATAGATTTAACAAAGTCAGTTGCATTGTCTAACATTCTTGCTTTGGTTTGTGCTTTAATAATAGGATTGTCTTTATAGGTTTGATACTTTGCAGCTAAAGTATTTTGTTCATTATTGTAAGTATTTGTGCTTTCAGTTTCTAATGCTTTGAATGATTGTTTTTTAATATTATAAACATAATCACCATACTCAAGATCTAAATTTTGTTTTATTCTATTTCTTACACCAAGATTAGAAATATCAGATAATTTTTGTTTTGTTAATTGTTCCCATTTATTAGAAAAATTTTGAATAGCATTTGTTTCATTATAATTATTTTCTTCTTGTTTTAAAAATTTATCAGCTTCACCTTTAATAACAAAAGTTTCTTTTTTAGCTTCAATCTTTTCTGTTAAATCTTGTTGAGCAACATAATAATCATTTAGTTTTTGCATCGCTGGAACTAATTGAGCAATGGGTCCACCAGTTAAAGGTGCTTGATATTGAGTTTTAATATCAGCAACATCTGCTGTCATTCTTGTTTGTGCTGTATATGTAGGTATCTTTGGCATAGTTTAAGCGAATGGGTTAGATACACTTCCTAATAATGTTTGACCAGGTTTTGATTGACCAAAAGAAAAAGCTGCACTAGCTAGAGTTCCAATAGCCGCTGCTTTGCCTGCTTGTCTTGCAACTCCACCTTGTATTCTTGCAAAGTTAGCTTCATTAAATTTAGATTGTTGTGCAATTTTAGAATTGTAAGTAATTGTATTTCTTTCTAATTGTGCTTGTGTATCATTATTATGTAATATTCTTAAACCAGATCCAGATAAATCTGCACCAGATGTTAAAATTCTAGTTTTAGTTTGTCCCTGAAGTTGTCCAAATTTTTGATCAAATCTTTGTAAATCAACTTCATTTTGTTTTTCAATCTGTGCAGCTTCTAGTTCTGCAATCTGTGCATTTCTATTATAAACTTGTTGATTATATTTTCCTGCAGCATTTTGATTTTTAGCCTGAATTACTTGAAAGCCTAATTGTACAAAAGGTATTGCCTGTGCCATTAGTAAATCCTCGCAAATCTATAATGATCGCTACCATCAAATCCGTAGCTTTTCATTAATCCTTCGTTAGTAAATCCCAACCACTTAGCAAATCTAATTCCAATTCCAAAGTCTGCACGAACTGCAGTTTGTAATCTT